CGGATAGATTCTCTAATGGAATAGCTATGGCAGCAGAGCCATCAAAAGACACACCTGCTATGTTTCTTGCCGTAGCTAATACCGTTGCGGCTCCTGCTGTAAGACCTGCTGCAGTGCCAGTTATGTTTGTACCTGTAAAGGCTACTGGAGTACCCAATGCAGTTGCATTGCCTGATGCGTCCAGATTGACTGACTTCTCTGAAGGGTAAGTAACGAATACATCTTTGGTCCCAGCGGCAAATACTAAAGCTGTTGGCTCTGTTGCTGAACTGTTAGCTAGAACTGTAGTACGGGCTAGTGTAGTACCGGAAGACGTATAGGTTCCAAGGCCCACTTCCCACTCATTAGTACCTTGTCCTGCGATACAGTAGTAGGTGGTATTTCCATCGCCAATTACAGCAAAGGACTGAAAGCCAGCAGCAGCCCCAGCAAGCGTGAATGTGCCATTACCTGCAGTGGTGGAAGTCTCTTTTACTCTGTCAGCTAAGATGAGTGCCATATGTCCCTATTATGGTTGAGTTTTAATCACTTGCCAACCAGTTGTGCTTGATGTATTTATTGTACTCCAAGTGGTGGATTCTGAGGTATTAATTACCTCCCAGAGTGACCTACCGGCAAGCAGATCTGAAGCCTGAGCAAGTTCATTAATTGAGGCCAGAAAACTAGCCGCCGTTCTAGTGCTTTCAGAAGCGTTAATTAGCTCCTGTATGCTTGAATGAAACTCTGCCATGCTCTCAACAGCATCAGAGGCAGCGGCACCTTCGTTAATAAAGCTATTCAGGTAGGCTAACGCCTCTATAGCGTCAGACCCAGTGGCAGATTCTTGTACTAGACTACTGATGCTATGAACCGCGTTTACTTGGTCAGCCCCTGTAGCACTCTCTTGTACGTTGACTGCAAACGTCTCTACTGCCAATACTTGGTCAGATGCTGTTACCTGCTCTATTACAGAAACTCCAAATATGGCTTGAGTAGCTATAACATCAGAAGCAGTGACAGCCTCTATAACAGCAGAGTTCATCTCAGCTAGAGCCGCCACTACATCAGCGCCAGTTACTGACTCTAAGATAACGCTGTTTAATTCTACTGAGGAGGAAGCTTGATCTTCTGCGGTAGCAGACTCTTGTATGGCGGAAGCAAACGCTTGAATTGCAGACACTTGGTCAGAAGCTGTAGCAGAATCAGATAGAGCTGAGTTGAAACCAGCAAATGCTATTACTACATCTAATGCAATGCTGGACTCATTTACCATTCCAGGAATTACTGGACTTCCTATAATAGAGTCTGATGCAGAAGTTGATTCACTAACTTCAGCATTTAGAAAAGCTCCTGCTAGTGAAGCAAATGGTGCAGCTGCAAATGATGAGATTCCAAACACATTACGCTTCGGTTAAAGCAGCTTCTGGAAACCAGCGATTTTGCTTATTACCTTCAGCATCAGTCCACTCTATATTGTAGAAGAACTCACCATCTTCCGTCATACGCAGACCCTGTACTGGACCTTTAGGGACTGCTAATTGAACTTTTACGTTCTGACCCTTAGTAAATTTTGTTGCCATTTGTCTCTCCTTATGCAGCGTCAAGGCTGAATGTATAAGTAACATTCAAGGTGTCACCAGCAACTACAACGCGATCACCAGGGGATTGGAAGTCAGAAGCTGAGAACAGAATGCCTGATGAACCAGTAGCCACTGAAGCTAAGAAAGCACCAGCAACAGTACCACCAGGTGCGGTAATAATAAACGCATTTGGTGAAGCTGAGTTGCTGATAACTGAAGGATCAGCAAGAGTTGCTGCGCCAAAAGTTACAGCTTGACGGTTTCCTGTGTAGTCTGTGTACTCAGTCCAGCCAGTGTGGGAGGCCAAGGTATCTGCTGCAGCAATGGTTGTACCTGAGCCGGGACCAGTAATAAGACCCAAATACCAAGCTGCGGTGTAGGCAGATCCAGCAAAGTATTTGTCATTCATGTCTTTAAGACCTTCATTGACAACTAGATTATGATTCTTCTCTTCCCACTTCAGATTACCATCTTGACCAAAACACTGAATGGTAAATACGCCAGCTCCGCCTGCAGCTGAAGTTGTTGCGCCACTTTGAAGAACACATGCACCCACTTTATCTGTAGAAACTAATTTATTTGAAATCATTTGAGGCTCCTTTAAGCAATTCTAATAACTGCTGATGATGCTTCGTCTGGCGGCAAAGTTATAACAAACTCTACTACTGTAGTCTTATCTGAACCAAAGTCCAAAACAGCTATAGATTTATTTCCCTTGCTGGAATTATATATTAATGCACCTCTTGCCGTAAATGAGGCTGGATTCCAAGTTGGGTTACTGAAGTCAACATATGCAACCCCATCTGCAGACTTTACTGTTACATTAGTTATCAACTTTCCTCCTGCCACATATCCAGTACCTGTAATTTCATTAGTGGCTGTATATATGGTTGTTGTCTCATCTAATGATGCAAGTGCAGTATACAATGCAATGTACAAAGAGTCAGTCTCTAAGTCATGTACACCATTTAGTATCTGCTCTTTAAAGCTTGTAGTTAGTCCCTGTCTTATGGTCATGTTATTTTAACCCTAACTTGACCTGATCTGTATGCATCCTGCCTTTCTAGACCATCACCCAGACGTTTGAGTTGACCCATAGCCTCTGCGTACTTAGCTTCTACATTACCAATTAGATCCTGCTCACCCTTCATAAACAGGTAAGCCTCTCTTAAAGAGCCATAGAATAATGCTGGATCAAAGTTATCTCCTAGCCAAGTAGTGCCTGCTGTGACTATAGACTCTGGATAGTAGTAGTAGTGCAGCTCTACATAATATTGAACATCAGGCGTTGGACCCACAATAAAGGACAGCTCAGTAGTTACTATGGCTGGATCTGTATTAGTGGTAGTAGGCCCAAATAGAGCATAGTACTGTGGAATCCCTGTATCCGTCTTAATGGGGAATGCAGCCCTTATAAAGTTCACATCCTTATCCAGCATGTACTCATATGCCTGGGTTGTGTTATTTATAACTGACATTGAATATACTGCTAAGAAATCTGAAGGAGCTGACAGATATTGGTTATTAGCCGTTACCGTACCAGTTACATTCTTACGCAGCGCTGGAATCTGAACACTGTTATATATCCTAGTCTCTGCCTGACGAACAAACGTAGGGATATACGCTATGAACTCCTGTTCGTAGTTTTCTGTATATGCCTGTATTGCGGCAGTAAGCTGAGTATAGTTAATTTTACTGACTCCTAGCCCATTGGGCCTCTAGACATAGTTCCCTTAGTTGCGGCACCATATCCACGCATTTTAATACCAGAAGTCTTAACATCATTCTTACCTGGATCTCCTGCGCTTACACGAGGAACCGCTTCGCGTGGACCCAACTCAGTAGCTTTAAGAAGGTTAGGATCTCTCATCTTCTTAGGGATGTAAGGACCACCAGACATTGTATGTGGCACTGCGTACTCAGATGCAGGTTTATTGTTCTTAGCCATTTTTACCATCCTGGTACATAGCACGGGCTAAGTTACGGCCATACTTCTTCATAGCATCCGTAGTGACTCCGCCTTTTTTCAAAGATAGGGTGGTGCCTTTTCCATCTTTGTGCTTTTGCTTGTCATGCTGCTTAAATGCTTTCTTAATCAAAGCTACGTCTTGCTTCTTATCTTTTTTGTCCATGTCCTGCTCCTAAGTAGTAGATACCGTTACATTGCTAACTAATCCAGGTGCTGCCAAATAGTTAGGCGTTAGCCCATTATCATTATTCCTAGCGCCACCTACAGGAGCCCAGCCCCACTGAAATATTCTACTACCACCTTCAGGTGTTCCATCTGAATTAATATTTTGGCTTGGCGTTATCACCAGCTGCAATCCACTATATCCAGATTGGTAGTAGCCAACATCTGGCCTTGGTTCCCGTACTGCCTGTGGATCATTCACAGGATACATACCTAATGATAACTGAGGCTGATCCGGTTCCCAGCAATTCTTACATACTTTAATACTAGTTATCTTTGTT